TGTTTGTTTTTATCTCACATTGCAAGTGTGATAAATGCTATTAAATAACCTTAGTTTTTTTTCAAAACTTGTATTTTTTGGAAACTTAATTTTTTTTTCAAAAATTAAAAAATGCTCATGATAAATTAATAAATCATTAGCCATTAAATCAAGTTCTCTTTCAGTTAGTTTCATAGTTCAATCACTGTTACTTTTGAACAATTTTTTCCATAGTAAATTTTTATATGACTATATTTTTCTTTCAATAAGTCACTCTTATTGCATGCCTTATTGTCCCATTGACTGCCATAGTCCCTTATTAGAAAGTCTTTATCACTTTTTAAGTGTTCGATTACTTCCTTTTTATTCTTCAATACTGTCATGTATTGAGTAACTGTTAAAACTTGCATGATAAAAAAAATTAGTTTTGATTGGTTTTAAAATAATTTTATAAACTTTCTAATTTATCTAATCTTTCTAAATCTTTCATTGCTTCAATAGTCTTAATCCAAGTTTCACTATTGAAAAACCAATGATAAGTATTTAAATGTTTTTCTAATTTTTTTACTTGATATTCTATTTCATCCTTTTTTTTCTGATACTGGTATTTTTTCCATTCAGTGTCATTCATTAGAATATCTCCCTATCTAATGAATCTTTTAAATCAATCAACTGAGCTTGATTTAAAAATTTTACTAAACCTAGAATGATTTGTTCCTTAGAATAATCTTCTAAGTTATCCATGACTCGATCTCTTAAGTCTGAAGGTGTTGTAATAGTCATTTGTAAAAAAAATAATTGAACAAAAAAAAGATAGAGAATAATTAAATTCTCTATCTGATATTTTTTTATTTGGTTGGATGATTAATTAATTCAAAACTCAAAGAGCTATAAATTGTTTTTGCATCTTTCCAAATTGTTCTTGTTTCTTCTGCAAGTTGTTTCTGAATTAAAATTCGTCCTTCTTTGCAGATTCTAGACCAAGAATATTCTAGATTTGATTTTGCTAATCCTTGAACTTGATGAAGTTGTTTCTGACTATCAGAATAAGCATCATGTAATTCTTGGAGTCTCCAAACTTTTTTTGTGTTTGGATTGATTTCAGAAAACTTAGCCATTTTGTTTTTGGTTTGTTTTTTGTTTGTTTAGAAGAAAAAATTTTCTTCTCACTTTCCATATTAGCAAAAATGATTAAGCTATTAGATTAATAGAATTATTATTGATAAAAGTTAACAATTGTATTTTAGGATCTTTTTTTGGTTTATTCGGTTGCAGTTGGATAATATGGCTAATTTCTTCTATGTTCTTTTTATTCCTAGTTAATTTGATGGCTAAAGGCTCCCTAAGCCCCGAATTGCTGAAGTTTATTATTTTATACGCTAGGAAATTTCACGCTTGCTAGGAGGCCGCAGCATGGTCAATTATTTTTGAAATTATTTTTTAGTAAATTATTTTTTTAGGTAGGGGTGAAGTAGCAGATTTTTAAAATTTGGCTCTAAGTCGGGGGAACCTAAATATATTCTCGAAACTAAGATTTTTTATTTTCGACTCTAATGGAAAGTTCAGGAGCTTTAATGTTTATAACTTCTTCAGCTTCGCCTACAACTTTACCTAAGTCTGATAAGAGTATGGCTGCTGTTTGAAGTTGACCTTTTTTCATAGCTTTATCTATGGCACGGAGTCTCATTGTTTGGATACGAGCTATCATATTTTCTCTATCTGTAGCCCAATCTTCATCGTTCCAAAGTTTTACTTGTTTCCAATCATCCCAAGCGGAGCGTTCGGAGATGCCGTATATTTTGGCATGATCGACAACGAGTGCTCTAGCAGGTAGACCTTCAGTTTGTCTGCGATAGAGTTGTTGTTGTCTTTTAAGTATTATCTGGTCAGGGTCTTTAGGCTTTGCCACGATTACGAATCTAATGACTATGTATAGGATAATAGGTTATGACAGTTAAAACCGCACAAACAGGGCCAGATATTAATTTAAGATGGGCGCAGGGGCAGGTATTCAATGATGAAAGAAGGTTTAGAGTATTGGTAGCTGGAAGGAGGTTTGGGAAGAGTTATTTAAGTTGTATTGAGTTATTAAGGGGGGCTATTGATAGGCCAGGGGAGACATTTTTCTATTGTGCGCCTACATATCGGATGGCAAAGGATATTGCGTGGAAGGCGTTGAAGAAGTTAGTACCGAAGGTATGGATAACGAGTAAGAATGAGACTGATTTAAGGTTGGAATTAATTAATGGATCGACTATTGAATTGAAGGGAACTGAGAATGCGATGGCATTGAGGGGAAGAAGTTTATCGGGGGTTGTGTTGGATGAGGCTGCATTTATGGATGCAGAGGTATGGTTTGAAGTTATTAGACCTGCTTTGGCTGATAAACAAGGGTGGGCGTTATTTATTAGTACACCTGATGGAACTGCTAGTTGGTTTTATGATTTATGGTGTTATTGCAAAGAAGACCCTACTGATGAGTGGAAGAGGTGGTGTTATACAACAATTGAGGGGGGTAATGTCCCAGCAGAGGAAATTGAAGCAGCTAGGGCGCAATTAGACGGGAGAACATTTAGGCAAGAATTTGAAGCAAGCTTTGAAAATTTAAGTGGATTGGTGGCTATTAGCTTTGGAGATGACAATATTTCGACAGTTGCGGAAGATATTAGTGTGATGCCTCTGTTATTGGGAGTTGACTTTAACGTAGACCCGATGTCTGGTATTTGTGCTGTTAAGAAAGACGATACGCTATATGTCTTTGATGAAATAATCATGACAGGAGGAGCTACGACATGGGATTTTGCGGAAGAAGTGACGAGAAGATATGGAGTAGATCGAAGAATTGTTGCTTGTCCTGACCCTACGGGTGGTGCTAGGAAAACTTCAGGTGTTGGTGCTACTGACCATGCAATTTTAAGAAGAAGTGGATTTAATGTTTCAAGTCCTAGAGCACCTTGGAAGATAAGAGATAAAATTACTGCTGTTAATACTGCTTTATTTGATGCAAATAGCATCAGAAGAACTTATATTCATCCTCGTTGTAAGGAATTAATAAAGTCATTAAGAACGCTGACTTATGCACCAAATACAGGTTTACCGAATAAAAATCTTGGTGTTGACCATGCTTTTGACGCTTTCGGTTATTTATGTTTGCAACAATTTAACTTAGCCAAACCAGAAACCCTTGGGCAGACAGGTTACAGGATCTATTGAGTCATTTAGACTGTTATCAATGTTAAGTGTTTTCAAAGTTAGATGACATACTCGATGCCTGGGGCACTTCGTACAAATGTTGTTAGCCAAACCTATCTAGGTGGGGGTGATAATCCATTTTCTAAAACGAGAGCAGTTTTAGATATGACGAAATCGTGGGAAATAATGAAAGCAGTTAGTTTAGGGACTGAATATTTAAGAGATAATTCGCAAGCATTTTTACCATTAGAGCCGAGAGAAGATTATGACGCATATTTATCAAGAGTTAACCGTGCTGTATTTTCTCCTTATACGCAAAGATTAGTTAGAGCTGCAACAGGACTAATTCTTCGTAAACCAATTACTGTTTTAGGAGATCCATATTGGACTGATGTATTTGTTAAAGATGTTGATGGTTGTGGATCGGATTTAGATGAATACGCAAGAAGATTATTAATTTGTGCTTTAACTTATGGTCATAGCAATACTCTTGTTGATTTTCCTGCACCTAGAGGAGCTAAAAGTTTAGCGGAAGAAAGAGAACAAAACAGAAGGCCATATTGGATTGAAATAGATCCATCCAAAATTTGTGGTTGGAGATTAGATCGAGAAGTAAATTATGGAAAATTAGTACAAGTAAGAATTGAAGAACAAGCTGTTGTGGCTGACGGTGAATTTGGTGAAAAAGTATATGATCAAATTCGTGTAATTGAACCAGGAAAATACAAAATTTATAGAAAGAAAGAAACTACAAAAGACATGTACACGCAAGATAATGCTTATGCAGGTAATTTTGATTCTCCTGCTAATGAACAAGATTATGAAATTATTGAATCAGGTGATTTTTCATTAGGTGAAATACCTTTAGTAACTGTTTATGCAGGAAAAACAGACACGATGACAAGTAAACCACCGTTATTAGATATTGCGTACTT